CTTTATTATTACCTTAAGATTTGCATTGCTAGCAAATCTTATGGATATGCCATATGGCCATTAGTCTTAATGATTTTCTTCAGTCCTTTGTATCTTATTTTCTTAAAATTTAAGAAAATGAGACCATTGCATCTTGGGAAACTTTCGGTTGTATACGATCAAGCTGGTAAAGCTAGGATCGTTGGGATAGCTAATTGGTGGGTGCAGCTTGCTCTTAAGCCCCTTCATCTACAAATCTTTAAGTTACTTAAAGGTTTAAAGACTGATGGGACTTTTGATCAAACTGCCCCTTTGGCGAGACTTCTTAAGTCTCCCCAAAAGGGCCACAAATTCTACTCCTTCGACCTTAGTTCAGCAACTGATCGATTACCTATCGATTGCCAAGTACAAGTGCTAAAAGCACTAGGAATTGAAGGTGAGTGGTGGAAAGGTATATTAATGTATCCTTGGAACTTCAAAGGAAAGTATTACACTTATTCCGTTGGACAACCTATGGGTGCATATTCTTCTTGGGCTATGCTCGCTTTAACACATCATGTTATAGTGATACTAGCATCAATTAGAGCCAATAAGGCTACTCCTCTATTCGAGTACTATGCAGTACTTGGTGACGACGTCGTTATCAATGATGACGATGTCGCACGGGAATACCTAATAATCATGGAATCTCTTGGTCTTAAGATTAACCTTTCAAAGACTATAATCTCAAACGATTTTATAGAATTTGCAAAGCGTTTTACCACGCCATCTATAGATTTATCACCTATAGGAGCTGGTAATGTCTTATCATTCATGAGAAAACCTGTGTTTATTAGCTCTCTTATTAAAGAGGCGTACCTTAAAGGTTATATCATTTCATCATCTACTATTCAATCTCTAGTGTCCACACTTGATAAGCGTATGCAAATCAAATATGGAGCACTAGTATTATGGACTTCTCAATCTGTAATTGGTTTCCTCACTACATTAGACCCGGATATGCACCGTCGTGAGACTGTGCAGTCCGATACTTCTAATAGTAGTGTTCCTAGACGTCGAGAAGCTCTCGACTATAGGCTGGCTTACTTTGATTCTTGTTGGAATCAAGTAAGCAAGGAAGTACAGATTGCTGTTGAAAACATTGACGCTAATGCTACCTATTTCTTTGGAAATTGGTGGCACGCCACTTGTGCAAAACAGACGTCCTACAGAGTGATTGAATCTCTGCAAACATTGTTGGCTCCTGGCTTCTGGTTATACGCTCTCTCTTTCGAGCGATCACGCGAATCCGTGTGTGAACTCCTTAGAAGAATGTATGACATAGAGCCTGGAAGTCTTTACGGTGCGAGAGAGCTTCTCCAACTTGACCCATCAACCGGTTTAGATTTAAACTGGCGTGATAGGAAGATGGTTAGTCGCTTTGATGCTCGATTTCGTGAAATAAACCATAATTTATGGTCTTTCCGAAGTAAGTATCAGAGTGACCCGAATCTCTTTTCTCGGGCGCGTAACTTCCACCTCGAATATTACGAGCGTGTGTCTATGTTAGCACATTCTACAAGGCTCAAACCTTGGGATCTCTGCGAGTCGCATCTACAGATGTGAGCATAGAAAACTAAGTCAGAAG